GTATGCGTTCCCATGATGATCTTCTTCATCGGGAACTTGCCAAGGAAGTACGCTGGGAACAGGTAGGACGAGAACTCGGACTTGCCCATACGCGGCGCGATGTTGATGATGACCCGCTTCTTGCGCCCCTCGATCACATCTGTGAATATGCGGGCTAGCTTCCTGTGGTGGGGGCCAATCTTGAACCCCGGGTAGACCGCCGTGGCAAAGCCCAACATATTGCCTTGGGCCGCTATTAGGGAAGCACGGCGCTCCCGGATCTCCAAGTCGTCAAACAGCTCCATCTTGTCCCTGACCGACATGGTAGGCAGCGCCTTAAGGAGCGCGGCCAACTCGGCCTTACTGAGCATGGAGAACTGTTCAGGCTTCATCTGGCTCGGGTGTTGGGGCTGGCTCTGGCTCGGCGGGGGCTTCGATGGGATCTGCGTCTGTGACTTCTAGTATGTCAACCACGCCCATGAACTTGGAGAGCTTGTCCTTGATCCGCTGGTCTAGCTCGGTGTCCGTCAACTCGTCTTTCTTGATCTCGATCTTGTCGGTGAACAAGCCAACTTCGGTGACTTTGCCCAGCAGGCCGAGCGCTTTGAGGCGGATGCTGGCGCTGGGGTTGGTTGTTTCCTCGACCAGTTTGGCCACTGCGTAGCCGCGAAGCTCCTTGGCTTGCTGTACGAACTCCCAGTCGTAAGCCGTAAGCATGCCCACAATGTGCCGGACAGCCTCTGGGGTTTTGATTTGGGCGATGGCCGTGTGGGATGCGGCGTCGGGGGAGGAGGTGACTAGGTTGGCGAACGTGGTACGGGCTGCTTGGGTGTCCAGATCTGTGGCTATGGCGTCGGAGTCAACCGCGCCTAGCTCGGCCAGCCAGTCCTTGGTTCGGATTTTTGCGTCAAGCGCAGCGGCTGGCGTTACCTCGTCGGTATCCAGTACAGTGTTCGGAGTGTTGTAAAAAACCTCCGGCTCAAATTCAATAAGATGGTCAAACATGCGTAAGCCCTTGCAGCCTCGTTGGGCGCAGTATATACTCGGTTTCGGTGATTGTGCAATTTGTTGTGCATTTGCTTCTCCTTTCTAGGATGCAGTCCTAGTTCTAACCCCCGGCGTCATACCCGGGGGTTTTTTTCATTGGGGGTGTCTAGCGTTTGACAAGTGGTATTTGTATTTTTGCTGGAAATTTTTACGTCAGGCGTTTTGATTTTGAGGTGGGGGGTGTTCTGTAGCTTATAGGCTACAAGGTGGTTTGGGGATTTTGTAATTTTGATTTGCGGATGCAAAACAGTGTTTTAGGCGGCATAGCTTGGCCACGTCAAAAAGGGGGGATGGGGGTATGGTGGGGTCGCCTTATACCACAAAACAAGGCCGAATTACCCCCTTCAAGTAAAATTCAGTTGTCGATGTGGTAGGGAATCGCCCTGCCATGCGGCATCAACTGAGACAACCTGTCTCACCTAGGAGAAACCAAATGAAACTCAATACAACTGCAATCACTAACGCAATCATTGCTGCACTCACACACGGCGACGCGTTCGAGGCGGAGATGCTCAAGCTCCAAGGCTTGCTCAAGAGCGCGGAGCGCGAGGCGGTCAAGGCTATCGTTTGCCCGATAGTGGCCAAGCATTACGGCGAGACGTTCGCCGATGGCCAATGGGCAGACAGCAAGTGCGCCGCCAAGCGCAAGGCTAACCGCATCATTGCGAGCATCGTAGGCACAGCACCCGCGCAGTCCAGCAGGGTTGCCGTGGACAAAAAGCTCGTGGCGTCTCTGCGCGACACCATCGTTGGGGCTGGCCTGACCAAGAAGCAGTTTGATGCGGTGTTGTCCGCGCTGCGCGCTTCTGTCTCGTTTAAGTGAGACAACCTGTCTCACCTGTTTCTCAGCGGCACAGACATCGGGTCTGGCCGCTGTTCGAAGCGATGTATACCACTTGTGCAAAGGTTATGCAAGGATTGCATATGTACACATTTGCACATATAAAAATACGATTGGCAGCCTTCAAACGCATTTGCCAGCGCCTTGCCAGCGCGCAGCCCACGTCCTGCGTGGGTTTGGCGAAATACCATCCACCTATCTATATCTAAAACAATTTCAAAAGGAGAGTGTGTACACATTCCTACATATAACTTGGCAACTTTATATGCGCAGATGTGTACACATCCTAGTAGGTGTTAGCTGTTTTCGACAGGATACTTGCCACATATGTGCGCCAGCCCAATGCCGGCGTGGCTTTGCACCTTGGCAGAACGCTGGTAAATGTGTTTGCTGTCTGCCAGTTTTATTTCGGCCTTATGAATCAAGCACTTACGCTATTTTTGGTGGGACAAACTGTCTCACCACGGCCTGTAGCCCGCCGTTTTGGGCTACATTATCGAAAAAAGGAGAGCATCATGCTCAAACACACCCACATCCGCGAGACAGAACTCGCCAAGCTGCGCATCCTGCGCAACGAGATGGCCGCCCAAGCCAACTACGAAAAGCACCAACGCCTGCGCAAGCAGGCCGAGGAAGAGACCATCGTGGACTACTGGCACGAGTACCAACGCCGCGCCCAAGTATCCCAACGCACAGGAAGGGGCGCACGATGATCGCTTTAATTGAAGACGGCAAAGCCGAGGTGCAAGTTGACCGCCTCGATGTGATGAGCATGGATGCCACTATGTCCATGCTACTGCTACCCTTGATGCAGACGTTTAGGAAATACAACCAAGGGTTTCCCGTAGCGCCCGGCGCAGCGGACGACCCCGATGGTGAGGCCAAGTGGTACGCCGTACTGGACGAAATTATTTGGGCTATGGATATCACCGCCAAAGGCACGCACTACGACTGGAGGCTAAGCGACATGGCCTTGCATGAGCGCAGGCAAGCTGCGTTCGAGAGCTTTGGCAAACACTTCACAAGCCTGTGGATATAGGGGAATTAGGTGAGACAGCTTGTCTCACCAATCGGTTAGCGGCCTGCCGTCTCAGGCCGCGTATTGCCAAGGAGAAACGATATGAGTATGAAAATGAAAGCACACACAGCGGTAGTAGAAATCAAGACAGACGAGGGTGAGTACATCGAGCGCAGGTGCTTGATCCTGCCCAAGAATATGCCTGACAGCGTATGCGATGAAGTCCTGCGAGAGATGAAGGACGAGGGCTTTGACCTTGTGTTTCACGGGAGGGAGTTGAAACACTACGCTGGCATAGGCACAACTATTTTCTTTCACCCTCTGCACGAGATCAACCTAGGAGCAATGCAATAACTACATCGGGCTAGTACCCCTAATAACGAGAGGAACATTCATAAATTAGGTGAGACAACCTGTCTCACCAATCGGTTCGCAGCGTGCCGTCTCACGCTGCATCAAAAATAGGAGAAGCAAAATGCTTAAATTTTATTCGTTCTTGGTTAGTTCATCAACGCCATGCGGTGCGCGTGGTCGTTACTTCCTCGTGAGTGACGGCAAGCACTTCGCTGCGTACAACGAGACAACCTACAGCACCCTCATGTTCAGCGACAAGCCCTACGAGATACCTGTGGGTGACGATGCGTACACCGACCTGTGCCATGCGGTGCAGAACGTGGCGTATCTGAACATCAGTCGCAACGCTCGTGTCAATGCGGGCGAGGCAGCGGACTATGCCGAGGCTGTGGCCTCAACGCTTGTGCCTATGTCCGAGGTAGTGATGGTGCAGGTAGACAATCATGCGTACAAGCGCATACTTGAGAATCTACTAGGCAAGTTCTTGCCTTTGGTTCAGAACTACAGCTACGCCAAGCGCGTCAATTGGGAGAGACGCATTGATAAGTTTGTCGATGCACGCGTTGACCGCATCATGCGCAAGGCAGGCCTGCGCAGCAATCTGTACGCACACTACAAGGGCCAGCAGTTGCGTGAGCATGAGATCAAGAACGTCATGCACTTTCGCAAGCAGCTTGGGGCGTACGTAGTCCAAGGCGTGCAGCACGATGACTGGCACGATGACATTTTCTACAACCTCAAGCGACTGTATGGCTACAGCAGTATGTTCGTGGACTCTGACTTCCTGTCCAAGCTGTCCGATATGTCCGGCGGTGAGGCATCGTATGAGATATGTGACTGCGGTCACATCGAGGTAGTCGGCGATACGCACGAGGTGCGCAATGACACGTGGTGTGACTCGTGC